TTTAGATATGATTGATAACATGTTGATTGTTAATCCTCCTGAAAAAATTATAGAAGAAACAAATGAAAATGCTTCAGCATCAGATAGTATTTTAGATGTAGATTTTCTTGAATTTGATGAACTTGAGCAAGATGCTCTTGCTGAAGATAATTTACAATATCAAGAATTAGATATTGATTATTTAGCAGGAGATTTTCTTCAAGATTTATTAGATATTATTCAAGAAGTTGATGAACTTTCTAAAGCTAATAAAGCTCTAGAAGGCGAAGGAATAAAAGGTACTGCAATTGGATATGATTCTGAAACTCAAATAAGTAGTTTTGTAAGTGATAATGAAATAAAACTTATAAGACAAATTGAAGATAAATTAGAAATAAAAGTTTCTAGACAAGGTTCTTATAATATAAGAATTGATCAAGAAGGAAAAGTAAATCAAGTTAGTGTAAATGGTGGCAGTAGCTCTACAATAAACATTAAACAAGGCAGTTAGTAATGTATAAACTAATTACATTATTAGTGTTATTTTTTGTTCCAACTTTTTTTCAATGGGAAATTTTAGAAGTATTAAAACTAAAAACCTTTGATGCTCTTGTCACTAAGCAAGAAGCAAGTGGTAACTTTACAATTCTTAACATTACCGAAAAAGATGTAGATAAAGAAGGTGGTTATCCGTTTCCTAGACACACACTAATAGGCGAAGAAACTGCAAAGTATTCTTGCTATCCTCTGAAAGAACTAAAGCCAATTGAAGTTAAAGGTAAAGCTAAACCTTTAAAAGTTTACACTTGGGAATAATTTTTTATGATTAAAGACAAACCTGATAAAGTTGTATATAATCTTAAACATGAACTTTAAACTGTCATTAATTTTAAGTGGGTTACTGCTGGCTTCTTTGGGTGGTTTTAAACTTTATTACGATAAATCAGAAGCTGAAAAGCAAGCTATGGCCGTGCAACTTCAACAATCTATGGACAATCAATTGTTATTAGAAAACTCTATTGCAAAACAAAATGAAGCCATAACGGAACACTTAAAAAAAGAAGCAGAAAATAAAACACGTATTTTAGAACTTTCTACAGCCAACAGTGCTGCTCAAGCAGAAGTTAATCGATTAAAAAAAACCTTTGCTAAACATGATTTAAACATGCTTTCTATGGCAAAGCCTAAGTTAATAGAGCGTATTGTAAACAGAGCTACTGCAAAAGTAGGTCAAGAACTAGAAACTCTTACGGACCCTAATCAATTTGATGAAGATAATACAATTATTGACACTGACAGCACTTCTTAGTGGTTGTTCTTTACTAGACTCTCGTTTTACTCCACCAGAAGTAAAACCGGTAGAGATTATAACTGTAGAAAAATCTGCACCTATATATCATCCGCCTTTACCTAATCAAATTACAGCTATGCCCGTAGAATGGAAAGTATTAACACCAGATACTATGGAAGAATATCTTAGCGATTTAGAAAAAGGAGAAGCCCCTTCTCAAGCTTTTTACGGTTTAACCAACAAAGGTTACGAAAATTTATCTAACAACATAGCTGAAATTAAACGTTACATACGTCAACTTTTATCTATAAACGAGTATTACAGAAATTTAAATCAAAAAGAAAAGGAGTAGTTATGAGTTTAGTAAGCTGGTTAAAATCATTCTTCAAAGTTGAAGAAGAAGTAACGTATGAAAAAGTTCGTACTAAAGATTGTAAGGGTAGGTTTCTTGCAGATGATCCGAATACTCCAGAAAACGAGGCTTGGACTAAAAAACCTACCGCAAAAAAGAAAAAGGCAAAGAAAAAACCTACCGCAAAAAAGAAAAAGGCAAAGAAATGAAGATTAGTTTAGAAGGTGTCGAATTAATTAAAAAATTTGAAGGGTGCGAATTAACGGCATATCGTTGCAGTGCAAATGTTTTAACTATTGCTTATGGACGAATCAAAGAAGTTAAAGAGGGCGACACTTGTACCCAAGAACAAGCTGAAGAATGGCTTACAGAGGAATTATTAGAGTACGAAAGTTATGTAAACGACATGGTTGAAGTATCTTTATTGCAAAATCAATTTGATGCTTTAGTTTCTTGGGTTTATAACCTGGGCCCCTCTAACCTTAAATCATCAACATTATTAAAAGTATTAAACTCCGGTGAATATAAAAGTGTTCCAGAGCAAATAAAACGTTGGAACAAAGCTGGAGGAAAAGTGTTGGAAGGCTTAACCAGAAGGCGACAAGCGGAAGCTTTACTGTTTGAAGGTAAAGAATGGAAACACTTATGAATATAGTTGATATAAGACCTAGTAAGATTGTATTAGATGTTGTAAGATTGAGTGCGAAGTATGGATGAAATAGACGTTGTTCAGTTTACTTATAAAGTTATTCGAGAAAGACAATCTTTAATTAGAGAACTTTTAGAAAATAACGGTGTAAAAAACATGGAACATTACCGAGAACTTATGGGAGAGTTGAATGGTTTAAATTTAATACGCCAAGAACTCTCTGATATGCTAGAAAACCAGGAGAAGCTCAATGGCTGAAGCTGCACAAAAGAAAGAACCTAAAGACGATTTATTAAGCTCACTTTATGTTGAAGCTAAAGAAAAAACACTAGACCCCTCATTAATAGATAAACCTATATTAGACCGTTTACCTTCCCCTACAGGATGGCGAATGCTTATTCTTCCGTATCGACCACCAAGAGAAACTAAAGGTGGCATTTTATTAGCTGACAAACATTTAGACGATGCTCAAGTGCAAACTGTTGCCGGTTACGTTTTAAAACTTGGCCCGTTAGCTTACAAAGATACTGAAAAATTTCAAACAGGACCGTGGTGTGAAGAAAACCAATGGGTAGTTTTTGCCCGTTACGCTGGTTCTCGTTTTAAAATTGAGGGCGGTGAAGTTCGTATTCTTAATGACGACGAAATTTTAGCTACTATCAAAGACCCGGAAGATATTTTACATAATTAAAGAGGAATTGTTTTATGGCTGCCACAGAAGCACAATCAGCAGAAGTAGAAGAAAAAAGTATTCCTTTAGATACTGTTGAAGAAAGCGTTGAAATTGAATTACAAGATGACAACGCCTCTGTAGAAATAGCTACAGAAGAAACAGTAACTGAAGATGCGTCAGAGCAAGAGCAAGAGCAGTATAGTAAGTCTGTTCAAAAAAGAATTAATAAATTAACTAAACGTGTAAAAGACACAGAACGTGAACGTGAAGAAGCTGTTCGTTACGCTCACACTATGAAGTCTGAAGCAGATAAAGTTAAAACTAGATTGCAAACGTTGGATCAAAGTTATATCTCTGAATATGGAAGTCGTATTACTGCAGAGCAGTCGCAAGCCGAAGCTCAGTTAAAAAATGCAGTAGAGCTTGGTGATTCTCAAGCAACCGTAGATGCTCAACGTCAATTAACTAAACTTGCCGTAGCAGAAGATCGTTACAACCAAGCAAAAGCACAGCAAGAACAGCAAAAAGCAGCCTACGAAGCACAAGCTGCTAACCCACAGCAAGCCGCTAATCCACAGCAATTAAATTCTGGAGCTCCACAACCGCCAGACCCTAAAGCCGAAAAATGGGCTTCAGAAAATTCTTGGTTTGGCGAAGACTACACAATGACTTTTGCTACCTTCGGTTTACATAAACAATTGGTGGAAGAAGAAAAATTTGACCCACGCTCAGATGAATACTATGATGAGTTAAACAAACGAATTAAAAGTGAGTTCGCTCATAAGTTTGGAAAAGAAAAAAACGAGACCAGCAAAAGAACCGCTCAGAATGTTGCTAGTGTCTCGCGAGGAAGCAAATCTGGGCGCAGCAATAAGGTTAGACTCACCCCAAGCCAAGTAACAATTGCTAAAAAATTGGGTGTGCCACTAGAAGAATACGCTAAATACGTGAAGGAGTAGGTGAATATATGACTGAAAATACTAAAGAATCAAAAAGTTCTGCAGAAGATTTAAAGGCAATTCAACGTTCTTCTCGCGCTAAAACAACTAGGAATGCTACGACCAGGCGTAAGCCGTGGCGTCCATCGTCAAATTTAGATGCACCCCTTGCACCAGAAGGGTATAGTCATCGTTGGATTCGGGCCGAAGTTAGAGGACACGAAGATAAGTCTAATATTTCAGCACGTATGCGAGAAGGTTATGAACTTGTTCGCAAAGATGAATACCCAGATTTTGAAGCTCCTGTAGTTGATACAGGGAAACATGAGGGCGTATTTGGAGTAGGCGGATTACTTCTTGCGCGTATACCGTTAGAAACAGTAAAAGAAAGAACTGATTACTTTAAAAAGAGGCATTCAGATCAATTAGAAGCTGTAGACCACGATATGATGCGAGAGAATGCTCACTCTACGATGGCAATCAATAAACCTGATCGTCAATCTAGGGTAACTTTTGGTGGTCCACGTAAATAACGTAGACCGAATTTTATTTTAACTAGGAGATTAAACAAATGGCAAATCAAGAAACTGCCTATGGTCTTCGCCCAGTTGGCCTTGTTGGCGGCGGAGTTAATTCTACCGGTACTACCGAGTATGAGATTGCTTCCGACAACACTGATGCTATATTTCAATATGGAATAGTAGTCCCACTTGCGGCAGGTGTAATTACCTTTGCCGGCGCTACAAGCGGTGGAACTACTCAAGCATTAGGCGTGCTTACGGGCGTTCATTACCATGATTCCGTCAAGAAAAAGCCTGTTTGGCTTAATTATTGGCCGGGTTCTGGAAGCGTAAGCGTGGATACTAATTATCCAGTAAAAGCGTTTGTTGCTGACAACCCAAACCAACTCTTCCAAGTTGCTACCGATGCTAGTATTACCAGTAGAGCCACTGCTCTAACTGCTGTATTTGCAAACGCAACACTTGGTACTTCTGCCCGTACAGGTTCAACTGATACGGGGCGTTCTAACTCAGCATTAAGTGTATCTTCAATCGCAACTACGGCAACTTTGCCATTGCGTGTTGTAGGTATAGTAGATGATGAAGCAAATAGTGATTTTACTGCAGCGGGTATTCCGTTATTAGTAAGACTAGGAGCTCATTTTAATGCGTCAACCCGTCGTTTTGATTCGCAGACTACTGCGGATACAACCGGCATTTAAAGGGGATTATTGAATGGCTATTTCGAGAGCACAATTAGCGAAAGAGCTCGAACCCGGTTTAAATGCTTTATTCGGGCTAGAGTACGACAGATATGAAAAAGAGCACGCTCAAATCTTCGATGAAGAATCTTCTGATCGAGCGTTTGAAGAAGAAACAATGCTATCAGGCTTTGGAACCGCACCGGTTAAAGCTGAAGGTAGTGCAATTTCTTTTGATGATGCGCAGGAAACATTTACTGCACGTTATACGCATGAAACTATTGCGTTAGCGTTCTCAATTACAGAAGAAGCAATCGAGGATAACTTATATGACCGTTTAGCTGCACGTTACACACGCGCACTAGCACGATCTATGAGTCAATCGAAGCAAATTAAAGCTGCTTCTATATTGAACAATGCTTTTTCTACAACCAATCCGGTTGGTGACGGCGCAGCACTTTGCTCCTCATCACACCCATCTATCAGCGGAAATCAAAGAAATCTATTGTCTACGGCTTCAGATTTAAACGAAACTTCGCTTGAGCAGATGTTGATTGATATTGCAGGTTTAACCGATGAACGCGGTCTTAAAATTGCAGTTCGAGGAATGAAGTTAATTATTCCTAAAGAACTACAATTTGTTGCAGAACGTGTAATTGCTTCAAACTTGCGACCGGGTTCAGCAGATAACGATGTAAACGCAGTAAATTCTATGGGTATGATCCCAGAGGGAGCGGTAGTTAACCACTTCTTGACAGATACTGATGCGTTTTTCATTAAAACTGATGCACCAAATGGTTTTAAATTATTCCAAAGAACCCCTATTCGCACAGCGATGGAAGGCGACTTTGATACTGGAAATTCTCGCTTTAAAGCAAGAGAACGTTACAGTTTCGGAGTATCTGACTGGCGTGCTGTATTTGGGACTCCTGGAGCTTAATTTAAGCTTATGTTACAAAAGAGGGGCAGCTTTTAGCTGCCCTTTCTTTTTTGTAGGATCTGCTATAAACTAAGAAAGAATGTTTTTTCTAGGAACAATAGAACTTACCGACTGACCTAGCAGACTCGCCAAGACGGTAAGGGAATTAAGGGGACTTAATTATGGCAAATACAACGTTTAATGGACCGGTCCGGTCCGAGAATGGTTTTAAAACTATTGATGTAACAGCAGCAACGGGAGCCATCACTGATGGTTTAGTAATTAATGCAGACGGTAATATCTTTACAGATGCTGGTGGACATACACAATATGTTGCAGCTACTGGATATGGACCCGCTGATTTAATTGTAGGTAAAGGCGGAAGCCAATATGGTACTGTTGACCCGTATGCTGAAAGCGCAACTCAATTATTTCCATTAGGTGCTACACTTGTTTACGGTAACAATGTTTATCGCTATGTTGAAATTGGTGGCACAGCAGTAACTGCTGGTAAACTTTTGCAACACGCAGCAGTTGTTTCCGATCATGCAAATATGACAGCAACCGCAGCAGTAGCCGCAGGCGAAACAGCAATATCTGTAGAAACTGGTGGAACTGACTTAACACTTAACCAATATGCTGAAGGTTACCTTTGGGTAAACGATGTTAATGGGGAAGGTCAAATGCTTCGAGTAAAATCTAATCCAGCACACGACCATTCTGCAGACCCTTCGGTAGTCATTACTTGTTACGATGATCTTAAAACTGCACTAACAACAAGTTCACAGTTATCTCTAATAGAAAATCCAAACACTAACCTTATTGTTGCACCAGCGGCAGAAACAGGTGCGTTAATAGGAGCTACTGTAGTTGACATGACTGCTGACTATTATGGTTGGGCAGTAATAAAAGGACCAGCAGCACTTCTTACAGTAGGTACTTTGGTTGTAGGTAACGCAGCAGTTCGTTCAGGTGGTACAGCAGGTGGGGTAGCTCCAGCAACAGACAATGTGTTGATGGAAGTTGGTGATGTAATGGCCGTTTCGGCTAACACTGAGTATTCTTTAATTAACATGAATCTTGGGTAAGGAGTGAATTATGGCTGGTTCAGATGTAAAAGCAGTACACGTTACCGCCGACACTCAAGCTTTAGATGCTGATGGAATTTCTGCAGCAGCGGCAGTTGGTAATAACGCAGCACTTACTATAGGTGGTGCGTTAGCCTCTGGCGGTTCTTGTACTTTTGACGCGGGTAGAGTAGTTACTATTCTTTCGGCTGGGAACGATGCTGCTAAATCCTTTACTGTTACGGGAACTGATGTCAATGGTGATAGTCAAACAGAATCTATTACAGGCGCTAATGCAGGCACTGCTACAGGTTCCAAATACTTTAAAACAATATCGGGTATTTCAGCCGTAGGTAATCCAGCAGGTAATGTTTCAGCCGGGGTTAACGCTTCTGCTGCAGACGTAGTTTTTGCTGGCAGGGCTAGATTTCAAGGAATTAACCTTGTTTGTACTGCTACGGCAGGTGTGCTAGATTTTTTAACTTCATCGCCTACAGGCACTTCTTTATATAAAGTAGGAACGGTGGCTAGTGCTACCGTAACTAGAGATTTAACTGTACCGGACGAAGGTATGGTTTTTTCTAGCGGTATTTATGTACAGTACACAGTTTCTACGTTTAACACTATGACGGTATTTCATGCTTAAAGGTTAAGGTACATTATGAGCCACATTTCTTCTTATACGGGATTAGAAAAAGAAATTTGCGACGAAATTAAATCTTGGTCGAAATATGCTTTGGAAGCCCCTAATGAAGAATGTGGCAATTTACCGGTTTGTGCTTATGCAAAACAATCTTGGAAGGATAAAAAAGTTGGTTTTTCTTTTAAGTATTGTCCGGGGTATCAACCGTTATATACGTTAATATCTACTTTTGACAATTGTTTAGATGTAGCCGTGTTAGTTGATTTAAGTTACGAAAATGATGCAGAAAAATTTCATCAATATTTAGTTGATTTAAACGAAGCTATTTCAAATGGTTTTTTTATACAAAAAGATATTTGGGTTATGGGCTTTCATCCAGATGACGATGCAAACGAAATCATAGATGACGGAACTTTTGAACCTTTGATTGAAACTGAGTATGCTATGGTATTTATACAAAAATTAACAAAGTTACAGAAGGCCGCAAAAAAGTTAAAAAAAACAGGCTATTATAAACATTATTTTGGAGATGACGATACTCCACATGTGTTTGAATTGAGAGAACATTTTTACAACAAACTTACGCAGGAGAATGCACGATGAACAGAAGTAGCGTTAATTTAGGTAACGGAGCGGTTAAAAAAACCGGCGTTAGAAAAAGAATGGCTGGCGGTGGTATGGTTAAAAAAACTGGCGTTAGAAAGTTCCGGGGCGGTGGTTTAGTTAAAAAAATGGGCGTTAAGAAAAGAATGGCCGGCGGCGGAATGGTTAAAAAAACTGGCGTTAAGAAAAGAATGGCTGGCGGCGGAATGGTTAAAAAAACTGGCGTTAAAAAATTCCGTGGGGGTGGAATGGCAAAAAAGCCCGGTAAAGATCAAGTAGGTCTCAAAAAACTGCCTAAAGAAGTACGTAATAAAATGGGGTATATGGCTGGCGGCGGAATGGTTAAAAAAACCGGCGTTAAGAAAATGGCTATTGGCGGCATAGTTGCTGGGGCTGGAAGAGCTATTAGTAAAAAAATTGGCGAAAAAGGACTTAAAAAGTTAAGTGCTGCCGAAGAAATGCTTAAAGATTTAGGTAAAGGCGCAGCTAAAGCAGCTAAAGCAAATACACGTAAAGGCCGACCACCTAAAAGTAAAATGGCAAAAATTAAAAGCCGAGTTAACATAGGTGCAGCAGCTCCCCTTGAGGCGGCAGCTTACACAGCAGGTGGTTATGCGCTTGGTGCTTCGGGCAAGAAAGAAAAGAAAAAGAACGTTTAAATGGCCACTTCATCTTCTTCTAATTTTGAACTAGACGTAGCAAGCTACGTAGAAGAAGCTTTTGAGCGATGTGGCTTAGAGGTTCGTACAGGTTATGACCTGAAATCAGCCAAACGTTCGTTAAACTTAATGTTAGCTGATTGGGCTAACCGTGGTTTAAATCAATGGACGGTAGAACAAACGTCTATCACGTTAGCTTCTAATGTAGCTAATTATCCAGGCGGTACACTTTCTATGACAGTAGGGACTGTTAACGCTTTTACTGTGGGTGAAACTATTACAGGTGTAACCAGTGGTGCTACCGCTTCAATAACAAGTGCTACTTCTGCTACTGTTTTTGCTATAACCATACCTTCAGGGACATTTGTTGCGGGTGAAACTATTGCAGGTGAAACAAGTGATGCTGCTACAACTGTAACTTCTGCAGTAGATTTAAGTACCGTTCAAAAAACCATTGATATTTTATCGGTAGTAATTACTCGCGATGGCACAGATTACGGGTTAACTCGTTTAAGCCGTAGCGAATATTTAAACATACCTAATAAAACACAAACCGGTAGACCTTCTCAATTTTTCTTAGACAGGCAAATATCGCCCACATTAAAGCTTTGGCCAGTATCTGAAAATAACACAGACATTGTTAAGTTTGACCGTTTAGTGCGTATGGACGATGCAGACGACTACACTAATACGCTTGAGATACCGTTTCGTTTTTATCCTTGTTTAGCAGCAGGTTTAGCTTATTACTTAGCTATAAAACGTGCGCCACAACGAATAGAACTTTTAAAAGCTATTTACGAAGAAGAATTTAACAGAGCGATGGAAGAAGACAGAGATAGAGCTTCGTTAAGAATAACACCTAGTTTTAGTTATTACGGTGGTTAATCGTGGCTAAATACGCAATCGGAAAAAAAGCTTACGGAATATCAGATCGTTCTGGTTTTCGTTATCCTTTAAAACGAATGAAAAAAGAATGGACTGGAATGTTGGTAGGTTTTGACGAGTTTGAACAAAAACACCCGCAATTAAAGCCCGTACGTAAGTTTTCTGACCCACAAGCGTTAAAAGACCCAAGACCCGACAGGGTAGAACCTGTTGTTACTTACGTAGCTACACCGGTCTTGTCAGAAAAAACATTTACACCAATAAGGGCTTTTACTGTTATTGGTCAAGTTACGGTGGTTACAGCATGAGCTTTACATTAGCAACATTAAAAACAGCAATACAAAATTACACAGAAAACGATGAAGTTACATTTGTTGCAAATTTGGATGTTTTTATAAAAAACACCGAAGAAAGAATATTAAAAAATAATCATTTAAGTGTTTTTAGAAAAAATGCTACTGGAACAATGACGGCTGCTAATCAGTATTTAAACAGTCCTAGTGATTTTTTAGCCCCGTTTTCGCTTTCTATTACCTCCAGTAGCGTAAAAACTTTTTTAGATTTTAAAGATGTTAATTTTATACAAACTTTTGGTCCAGACAGCACTGCTACGGGAGTGCCCCGTTATTATGCACAGTTTAATGTAAGTACGTTTGTTATAGGCCCTACTCCAGACAGCAACTATACTTCTGAGCTTCACTATTATTACCGTCCGGTTAGCTTAACTGCGGGCTCTGATAGTGGGACTACGTGGCTAAGTATAAACGCTACGCAAGCAATGCTGTACGGTTCTCTTATAGAAGCGTATACTTTTATGAAAGGCGAACCGGATGTTCTTCAAGAGTACGAAAAACGATTTGCAGAGGCTATGATTTCCATTAAAATGTTAGGGGAATCTAGGGAAACAACAGATGAATACAGAACGGGACAAGTAATAAGAGACAAACAATAGGAATTTATATGTTTAGTGTTGAAGTAAAAGCAAATGTAAATGGTGTAAATGTTCATACTACTGAAAACAGAGGATTTACGCCTGAAGAAATTGCGGCTAGAGCGGTAGAAAAAATAGTTTCAATTTCTGACGAAGTTGATCCAATGGTAAAAGCTCAAGCCGAAGCTTTTAAAAGTAAAGTTTACCATGTTATTGTATTAGCATGTAAAGATGCAATAAATAGCGACAGAACCACTATGTGTAATCTTTTTTCACAACAAGGCCATAAAGATATGGCTGATATTTTAAGGAGTCTATAATGGCTATAACGCAAGCTATGTGTACCTCGTTTAAAAGCGAACTGCTTCAAGGTATACACAATTTTCACAACGGTTCGGGTGGTGGGACTACAACTACTACAGGTAGTGGTAATACCTATAAAATTGCACTTTACACAAGTAGTGCAACTATGTCAGCTTCTACAACTGCTTATGCTACAACAAATGAAGTTTCAGGAACAAACTACACCGCCGCTGGAAATACACTAACTAATGTTGATCCGACTGCAAGTGGTACTACTGCTTTAACAGATTTTGCAGATACAACATGGTCTACCGCTACGATAACCGCAAGAGGAGCTTTAATATACAACTCTTCAGCCGCGGCCGGTACAGCAGGTAGAGCCGTTGCAGTTTTAGATTTTGGCGGGGATAAAACATCAACTGCGGGGGATTTTACAGTACAGTTCCCTGCCGCCGATGCTAGTAATGCTATAATCCGTATTGCTTAGGAAGTTAGATGGCTACCGGTTGGGGTAGAAGTACCTGGGGTGACGATAAGTGGGGGGTTACCTCCGCTATATTCGGCGTAACAGGTGTAGCCGGAACTTCTGCATTAGGTGCAGAAACAGTAACGGCTGATGCAAATGTAGGAGTAACACAATCAACGTTAACCTCTACATTAGGTAACGCTATAACAGCCGGAGCCGCAGTAACTGGGGTTACGGCTAGTGCAAACGTAGGAACGCTTGGAGATGAGTCTGTAAGCGCAGGGGCCACGGTTAGTCCTACAGGAGTAGCCGGAACAGGGGGTGTTGGAACGCTAGGAACTATATCTAATAACAATTTAGATGTAACGTTAGCAGCAGCAACATCTGGTTTAGGAACGGTAACACCTGAAGCAAATGCTGATGTATCGGTAACAAGCATATTAGCAACAGGCGGTATAGGATTTGTTAATGTTTGGAGTTTAGTAGATACTACACAGACACCAAGTTGGTCTGAAGAAACTTCATCTCAAACACCAAATTGGACAGACGTAGCAGCATAGAGGAAATATTATGGCAAGTACATATGTAAACGATTTACGGTTAGAGGAAATTGCAACAGGGGAACAATCGGGAACTTGGGGTGCAACTACTAATACTAACTTAGAACTTATAGCAGAAGGCTTGAGTTATGGCACAGAAGGTATAACCACTAATGCCAATACACACACTTCTACCGTAGCGGATGGTGCAACGGACCCGGCCCGTTCTATGTATATTGAATATACAGGCACACTAGATTCAGCTTGTACCATTACAATCGCACCTAACACAATTAATAGAATGCACTTTATCGAGAACGGAACAAGTGGTTCGCAAAATATTATTATTTCACAAGGTACTGGTGCTAACGTAACCATACTCCCTGGTGATACCAAAGCAGTTTACCTAGATGGCGCGGGTAGTGGAGCAGCAGTTGTTGATGCTTTTGCTAGTCTTAGCGTAGTAGATTTAAGGGTAGATGATGACTTAACAGTTACAGATGATGCCTCAGTAGGTGGTGATTTAACTGTAACTGGAACTGTTAATACTGCTGGAATAACTGGTCCTAAAACAAACTTTGTAGGCAGTATGCTTATCAGCAACGATGCGGGTACAGGAACACTAGATGCAGCTTCTAACAACACAGGTTTTGGTAATGAAGTATTTGATGATCTTACAAGCGGTGATAATAATACCGCTATGGGTGCTGGAGCAGTAGATAAAGTAACAACTGGATCAGGAAACACAGCAATTGGACCTGATGCTTTAGGTGCTATTACTACACAATCAAACAATACCGCAGTTGGCTTAGATGCACTTAAAGCTAATACCGCAGCAGACAATACAGCGGTTGGTTCTGGTGCTTTAACAGCTAATACTACAGGAACAAATAATACAGCAGTGGGTTTTGCTGCTCTTGATGCAAACACCACCGCTAATAACAATTCCGCATTTGGAGATAATTCACTTGGGGGTAATACGACAGGTGCTGGTAATACAGCGATGGGTGCTGATTCTTTAGTAGCTAATACAACAGGAGCTAACAATACCGCAATCGGCTTAGATACTTTAAAAGCAAACACCACAGCAGACGACAATACCGCAGTTGGTAAAAATGCTTTAGCTGCAAACACCACAGGAAATAATCTTGTTGCAGTAGGAAGTGGTGCGTTAGATGCCAATACTACCGCAGCTAATAATGTCGGAATCGGTGTTAATGCTTTAGGTGTGAATACAACAGGTGCAAATAATACATCAGTTGGTACAAATTCTCTTGATGCTAATACAACAGGTGCAAGTAATACTGCATTAGGCTATAGAGCTTTAAGTGCTAATACCACAGCTAGTGACAACACCGCAGTTGGTAAAGATGCTTTGTTAGCAAACACCACAGGTGCTGAAAATGTTGCCGTGGGTGGTTTAGCATTAGATGCTAACACTACTGCTAGTGGTAATTCTGCATTAGGTTATGCTTCCTTAACAGCTAATACAACAGGTGCAGCAAATACAGCCGTAGGTCAATCTGCTCTACAAGCAAACACCACAGCTAGTAATAATACAGCAATTGGTAAGTCTGCTATGTCTGCAAACACCACAGGTGCTGATAACGTAGCGGTTGGTGCAAACTCTTTACAGCCCAATACCACAGGCGCAAGTAATACAGCTTTAGGTAAGGGAGCATTGGCATCCAACACTACAGCATCTAACAACACAGCAGTTGGTAAAGAAGCTTTAGTATCAAACACGACAGGAACTGAAAATAATGCTTTTGGTGCTTTAGCTGGAGATGCAATAACAACTGGAAGCTATAACACGCTTATTGGTAATAGTGCTGGTACAGCATTAACAACTGGCGATACAAACCTAGCAATCGGAAATGCTGCTTTAGCTACAGCTACAACCACATCAGGAAGTGTTGCAATCGGACATAGTGCTTGTACAGCTTTAACAACTGGCGTTCAAAATGTAGTAGTAGGAACTAATGCTGGTGATGCTATGACTACTTCTGGTGATACTACTCTTTTAGGACACGAAGCGGGCTCAAAAATTACAACTGGTAATGGAAATACTTTTCTTGGACACAGGTCTGGAGATGATACTACGACAGCATCTAACAACACGGGAGTTGGGCTATCAGCTCTTGGAGCAACCACCACAGGTAGTGGATTAGCTGCGTGTGGAGCATTTGCTTTAGATGCTAATACAACTGGAACAGATAATTCAGCAATGGGGCAACACGCACTAGGATCAAACACAACTGGTACTAATAACACCGCAATTGGTCAAGTTGCTGGTTTTGATAATACAACAGGAAATCTTAATATATTTATAGGTA